ATCTCTAGCGCTTCTTGCCCGGCTTGCTTAAACAGCCGATCACGCATTGCCGGCGCAAGATTTGCACCTAGCTGTCGTTGCAGCAATATCGTTTCAAAGACATTGTTGATCTGGTTTGCAATATCAATGGCCAAGCCAAGGATGCTTTTCATCGCTGGCGCAAGGATTGTGCCAAGCCGCTGCGCTAAGTTTTGCACCGCATCTTGCAGTGTGCTCAACCGGCCAGCAAGCGTATCGCTTTGAGCGATTGCACCATTGGCGTATTTGCCACCGGCATCTGTCAGTTTTTTGATGGCGTATTCAACTGCCTCGGCGCTGATGCGACCTTTGCTTAGCGCGTCTTGAAACTCTTCACCGCTTAGCTTGTATTCCTCGCGCAGCACTTTCTGGAGCGCAACACCACGCTCTTGGAACTGCAGCAGCTCTTCACCTTGCAAGCGCCCTTTGGCTTGCACTTGCCCGTAGGCAGTAACCAAGCCTTGCAGCTCAGCACCAGTGGCGCCGCTGACATCAGCCAATCGGCGCGTGGTTTCTACAACCTTATTGGTCTCAACGCCAAAAGCTTGCAACCGCTTGGCCGAATCAATCAGCTCAGTGCTTGTGAATGGCGTTACCGCACCAATATCTTTCAGCTCTTTGATGATTTGCGCAGCTTTTGTTGCGCTGCCAGTCAGCACCTCAAGACTACGCGTTTGCTTTTCTAGCTCAGCAGTTTGCACAAAGACAAACCGCGCCGCTTGGATAGCACTAAATGCTGCAGCTAGTTTGCGGACTGCTGCGCCAAGGCCGTTAACTGCACGCTCAGTCGCTTGTGACTGCGACTGCACCTGCCGCAGCTTAGTGACCGCATTGCGGCTGTCAACGTTAATGGCAACGTTGGCAACGACAGACACGGCTTACCTACGGCGTTGCTTCAGTCTACGCTCCTGCTCTTCGTTTTGCAGATCAAAGTATGCGGACCATATCAGCAGCTCTTCTAGTGTTACTTCTTGGTTGAGCTTGGCCAAGCTGTAGCCAAGCTCTTTTGCGACACCAAGCTGCAGCAGCAACAGATTATCTTTGCGCAGCTCAAGCTTCAGTGCTTTTCATGTCGGCTTCTTGCTCCTCGGGGTTCTGGATGACAGCAAGCATCAGCTGCTGCAGATCTGCATCAGCCACGTCGTTTTTGAGTTCAGCGATTTCGCCAGCTTGAAACAACCGCTTGCCGGTTTCATCCGTTGCTTTGGTGACAAGCAGATTTAACGCAAACCCGTTTGGGTCATTGCCACCAGGCATGTCTTGCGCACGCTCGCGTTCTGCCATGGTAAGCGCCGTGGCATAGAACTCAAACTCAGAGCCATCGCTGAGTGTAACGACACGCTTGATCGGCTGCAGATTAGCTGCTTTCTTAAGGCGCGTCAATGCAGAGCTTGCCATGCAATAGTTGTAAGTGGCCCCAGCATAAGCTAGGGCCGTTCAGCTATCAAGCGCTGGTGCTGAAATCAAACGTCGGCACGCCGGCAGGGCGGAAGGTAATTTCCACCTGCTGCGCATCATCAGGGTTGATGTTCAAGCTAGCGGTCAGCAGTACAGCATCCATGGCAATACTGCGGCTCAGTGCTTCAGTGCTTTGCTTGTCGGTATAGAGCTTGAAGGCGCAACCGACTTGCTGACGCTGCAGCACGTCTTCCACCATGCGGTTGGACAGTGCGCTGTCCTCATTGGTCACATAGACCGTGGCGCTACCGGAACCATCAGCAAAGCCAGGGATGTAAGCGCGGAATGGTGCATATTGGCCAGCGGTTTGACCGATGGTTGTAACGTCGATCTCGCTACGGCTGATCTCAAAGGCCCACGATTGCACTTGACCGACAGCGGCATAATCCGCGTATGCCACTTGAAATTCGTTAGGAGCTGCAGCGGTGCCGTCGTCGGTGATCGTGATGGTGCTGCCGCCAGCGGTAGCAGACACCTGCAGCACGCCAGTGGCTGCGGTGTAGCTGATGACGTAATAGGTGGTAGCAGCGCTGATGCCAGCGGGCAGCGTGCCAGTACCAGCGCCGCCGGTTTGGCTGTTGATGACGCTGAACACCACAGGATCGCCAACCTTCAAATTCAGGTAAGGCTCAACAGTGATTGTGTCAGCCGCGACGGTAACACCAGATTCGCCAAAAGTGCCGGTGGTGCCGGCGGGCTTGTAGTAAAGAGCGCCGGACGTACCGGACAAAACAGTGACAGCCATTGTAATGAACGGTAGTGGCTACGGTCAGTCTAGATACGCTTCAAAGGTAACAGTCAACTGCGTCTGGTAGTACGGCTCCGGCGCTGCTGGCACCACTTGCGCTGGACCGGATGCTGCGTCAAAAATGATGCCGGATAGCGTCACGCGATCAAATAATGCGCGGATCCGCTCGGCAATGGTAAAGTTGGCCGCTGCACCTTGCCCTTGCGGTGTAAATACATTCACCACCAGCGTGCCCGTTTGGCGGTTGATGGTTTTCAGCGTGGCATAGTTGTTGTCGCCAAAGCGGATGAACACTTGCACCCATGGCGTATTATTTGGCGGCGTAAATGGTACGTTTTGATATGCGACTTGATATGGCGGCTCGCCTGTTGGTGATGTAGTGCCAACATCAAATGCAATGCGCCCTTCAATAGCAGCGCGGATGGTGTTGTAGCTCATGACTGCCTCCCGATACGATCAGCATTGACCTTGACTAAACCTTGAATATCTTTGGCGATCTGCTGCACCCAGCCAGGGCCATCGGTTTGGATGCTGCTGCCCTTACCTAGCGGCGCTGTTTCTAGCTTTTCGGCATATGGCAAATTGTTGTGCACGCTGTAAACGTTGCCGATTCGTTCTTGCTGATAGCCAATGCGCTCGATTGGAATTCCAGCCTGTGCAGCTTCTGCGCTTCCAAACTTAGTGGTGGTGTAGTTGCCTTCAGGCTTTTGACCGCCGCCTGCGCTGTTTTCGCCTACTTGCCAGCTTGCGCGAAAGCGTCCGGTATCAACTGGGCTCAATAGCTTTACCCTGCTGTCAGTTTCCAACACCGCAACACGCAGCAGCTTTTCGTACTGCTGCTCAGCGTAATTACCAATATCAGCGACGCGGATGCTGCGTGCCATTATGCCCTCAAGATCAGCTCGTGGGTGATCGCAGTGTTGTCCTGTTCAATCGTAGTGACGCGGATCACTTGATAGGTCGTGCCACTGATCACCACCTCATCAGCAGTAGTTGGCGCGGCGGTCACATCTGCCGCTGCAATCAGCAACCGCTTGTCACTGGCTTGGATTAGGTCATTCACCTCGCGCAGGTTTACATCCTCTAGCACACCACGCACTGCAGTATCGCTTGCGGTCTGGCTGACGGTGCCGGTTGTTGGGTTGTAAACGCCAGTGCTGATAGCGCGGATGGTGGCAACACCACCAAATTTACCCATCAGCTTGCTGGCGGTCTTGCGTAGCGAAGTGGCAAGCGACATCAGATCTTATACGCAATGCACGCGCCGTTCTGGAGCTGAATGCTGGTGAAGTATCCTGTCAAGTGTGCATCTTGATCAACGCTTGCACCAGCAAAATTATTGTCAATCACATTGGTTGATACGATCGCAGTAATCGTGCTGTTTTCGTAGAAATCAATGTGCCTAAATTTGCCAGTATGCACTGCGGTGTCGTTAATCACCTCAGCGCCGATGGTGTAATCAACTGGTGCGTGGCCGCCGCGTGCTTTTGACATGATCAGACCTTGTAAGCGATGACAGCGCCGCCGGTGTTTAGCTCAAAAGAGGTGAACACACCTTCAATGGTGAAACCAGCAGGCAGCCCTTCACCAATGATGCTATTGCCGGTCCAGTTTTGCGCGGCCAGCGCTGCAAAGCTGGTATTGCCTTTGAGGATAGTAATGCGCCGCCAGCGACCGTTGTAGGTGCTGGTATCATTCACGAAGTCCGCGCCGATGCTATACGACGGGTCAATAGGGATGAATCTACTCATGACCTGCGGATAGCAAAGTTACCTGGTCCACTGATTCTAAGACCAGTCAGATACCGCTCAAAAAGCGGTGGCACGCGATCAGCGCCGGACGCAACGCTGCTAGCGCCTGCATTTTCAATCCGCAGGCTGCCAATGGCAACTGACTTGTAATCTTCAATGCCGCTCAACCCCATGCCGCCTGGGTTGTTGTTTAGATACACCGCAAGTACCACCTGCGCGTATTGGATGCGGTCTGGGATTTCGGTGTCCGTGTAATAGTCCGTCGTAATACGAAACGGAAAGCCAACCGCGTAAGTATTGATATAGGTATCAGGCTTGCGAACACCAGTGCGCGGCCACTGGAGCGCTTGCGTATCGGTTGCGCGTGCACCGAGGAAACGCTCACGATCAAGCCGTTGCGTTGCGGTGTAGAGCGCACGATTTTTTTGATCAGTGGTAGCAGATGCCCATGCGGTCACGTCATCGTCTTCGACGAAGCCATCAATGATCGCTTGCGCTGCTGCCAGTGTTAGGTAGCTGTTTGCGTCGGCCGCGCCTGGCGTTGCCACGATTGTGATTGCCATTTGCGGTGACCTCCTGTGGTTCTAGTTTAGGCGCAGCAATAGAAAAAGAGGCCGCCGCGTTAGCAGCAGCCTCACGTTCTTGCCGTCGCCGGAAAGCGAACAGCCCCATAATCAAGCAACAGCAGCAGCAGTGCTACCAAGACCATACAGGGTGATGGCCTCGGAGCCGGCGGTAACGCCAGTCACGCGACCAAGGAATACCTTGGAGGCATTCTGCGCCACGGTTGCCACGCCGCTTACGGTAACGCCAGTACCACCAGCAATGGTGATGGTGTTGGCGCCAGCGGAGGCATTCAGCACCACCAGCATAAAAGTAGTGCCAACAGCGCAGTCACCGCCGATGGCGGCAACGATTGCAGCAGCAGTAGCAGTGGTGTAGGTAGCAGCAGCAGTGGGCACACCACGGATGATGGTGTTATAGCTGTTGGCTGCAGTCAGGGTTGCAGTAGCAGTCGGAGCTGCCAAACCCATTTGCCCAGGCAGAAGGCCGCCGGGGATATCACCGAGTTCAAAGATGCTAGCCATGATCCTCAATCCATATTGCTGACATTCGTCGATCTGACGATGCCGATGTTCTTTAGCTCATAAACTTTACTCCAGTTGGAGACAGTTTCAAGCTGCGCACGGGTCGGGTTGGAGGTGGTAACACCCCACTTAGCGCCCACCGGGTGGTAGCAGTAGTGCAGGTCGATCGACATGGCATCACTCTTGGCAAGGATGTCACGGTCGGTTTCTGTCTGCATGGCGAGTTGCTCGCCGCTGGCTACTGCACCGCTGGTGAAGAAGAAAGTGCCATACTCAGTGCTGGCGCCGGTGCCGGCGGTAGGCACATCGTCGGACACGATCACGCGCAGACCCATGTAGGTCGGCACAGTCGGGTTGCCATAGGCAGGTGCAATGGTGCCGCCGGATGCAGTGGCGTTACCGCCAGTCACATCAGTCGCAAGCACGTAATCCACTGCGCGGCGCTCCACAAGGTCGTAGTAGACCTTGGAGTGCATACAAATGGCAGCCAGCTTGTCGCCTTGATCGCCAAGGATGGCGCGGGCTTCGGCAACGTGACGCGGGCTCAGAGCGGTGGGGGTATCACCGGACTCAGAGTCAATGGTCAGATCGAAAAATGCCGAGCTGCTGGTGTTGGTGTTCAGGCTGCCGAACACACCCTGCAGGCAGGACAACAGATCCTTTTGACGTTGGTGGGCAACATAGTCAGCCACCTTGGCGCCAATGGCGGCCATGGGATCAGAACCAGCAGCAAGAGCTGCAAGGTCACGAGCCTCAAAGGCACGGCCACGATGCAGGATCACGCCAACTTGCTTGTCGGCAGTGATTTTGCCAGGCGTCAGGCTGGTGCTATCGGTCAGCACCTCAAAGTCGCCGGAAAGGTTTGCTTTCCAGAAGGGAACGTTGATGAAGTCACCGCCCTCGGTGGCATTCAGCTCCGCCATGGGCTGCACCACGCCGGATGCCAGGAAGGCATCACGCACGGTGGATTGCTCAATGACGTAAGGCGTAAATACCTCGGGGATGATGACATCAGAGCGAAGGGTCGCCATGATGAATCCTCAAAGGAATGGTTTACGGGTGGGCGCAGCCCAACAGGCTCAATGCGGCGCAGCCATCACGAGCGGACACACAAATACTAGCGTCCAGCTGCAGCCTTAAGCCGGTCGTATAAATCACGATCAGTGCGGAATAGGCGTGATTGCTCGGTGAGATTGAACGATTCCGGCAGGAATGGATTCTTGGTGCCGGCTGGGATTTCACCGCTGCTGCGTCCAACAGGTGCACCACTACCTTGCGGCTTCGGTTGCTTCTGCATCCATGCAGGCAGCGATTGCTTTGCCCAATCAGCAACTGGTGTGCGCTGGTAGCCGTCAACGACCACCACGGTGCCATCAGCTTCGCGTTCGATCTTGTCTGCCGGCAGCTTGGTCTTCAGCACCAAGTCTGGATCGTGCACGATGTCAGCCAATGCGCTAACGGCTGGTGTCAGCAGCTCCAGTTCGCGCACGCGGGCTTCAAGATCTGCGATGCGCTGATCCTTTTCTGTAGTTGCCTCGCGGAACTGTTGCTCTAGCGCTTGCTTGGCTTCTTGGTATTTGCCTTGTGTTTCTAGCTGCTGCTGTTCATAGTTGCGCTTGAACTCCAGCAGCTCATCCACATTGACGCCATCAGGCGCCTTGGATTTCTTGGCAGCACGCAGTTCAGCGATCAGCTCTTGGTTTTTGCGCTCTAGTGCTTCAACGCTGCGCTGCAACGCTTCGGCATCAACCGCAGGAGCCGCAGGCTCTTGGGTCTGGTTTTCTTCGGACATGAATAACCCGCAGGGTTAAGTGCAACCGTAGGCTATCACTTACGCTTGCGCTTGCGGCTTTTTCCGGCTTTTGCGTACGCGATTGCTACTGCCTGCTTTTGTGGCTTGCCGGCTTTCATCTCTTTGCGGATGTTTTGAGATATCACATCCTGCGACTTGCCCTTCTTCAACGGCATACCGCCAGTCCTCAACACCTGTTAGCAGTGTAGAGCCATCAGCTGTTGCCCAGCCGCGATCGGTGTACTTAGCTGGCACCCATGCTTCACCGATCAGAGCCTCTACAGGATCACTGCTGATGGTGTAGATACCTTCGCTGCGGAAATGCCTAAGGCTTGGCAGGTCCATATCGTGCACGCAGTTGCTCCAGCGTAAGCTCTGAGCCGTCATCCCGCACCAAGCGTGCAATGGCTTCTTTGGGGCCGTATTTATTGGATAGCTTACGGAAGTACGGCACCTTTTTGGCACCAAGCGCTTTTGCTTGTGTCTGCAGGTCTTGTTTCGCTAGCCATTCACCGTAGGTTTGATCAGCTGGCACCTGGCCTTGCGCTGATGCACGCTTTGCCGGTGGCGGCGGCGCGAAACCGAGCGCATCGTAGTCGATCACTGGCACTGTCGTTGATCGGCAGTTGAAGTGTTGCGGTGGTGTTGGACCTTTGCCATATTCAAACTCTTTACCATCCAATGCACGACAAATGCTGCTGGTGCGGGTATCCAATGTGGCCACATATTTATAGCGTTGAGTAATGTCTTGATTTGCTTCATACACCTGCTGCGATGCGCTGTTGGCTACTTGATTGACGCTAGTGCGTATTAGGGTCAAGATTTGATTGTCGGCCACTGCTGTTGCTTGGCCGCCGGCTTGCGCCAGTTGCCGTGCGGTGCGTGCGGTTTCGCCAAACTCAAGGTTGCCGATCAAGCGCTTTGCAATTTCCGGTGTCGGCTCACCCGTCAGCAACCCTTGGCGTACCACCTGACTGAAGCGCTCACCGGAATCAATGGCGATACCGCGAAATGCTTTTTCTACCACTTGCCCATTGGGCAATGTGATCATCGTGCCTTGCGCTGCGGTGAGGCTGAATGTTTGCGGTGCACCTTGCACAGCGGCAAATAGGTCATCCGATAATGCAACCACATTGATCTGCGTTGGATCTGTGGTGACGACCGCCTGCGCAAATTGCGGGCTGATTTCTACAGTGCGCACTGCATTGCGTTGGCCTGGCGGTAATGCAAGCGCCAGTTGCTCGGTGACAAATTCCGACTGCAGTTCTGCCAAGCCTTGCAGCTCTAATGCAGTTAGCTCCGTTGCATCACCAGCCCATGTGGCGAGGCTGCCTTTCAACTGCGCAAGGATCGCCCGCAACCGTGCTGCCTTGACAGGTGCTGCTAGCTCATCAATCGTGCGCAGCTGGTTTACTGCATCAATGATGATGTCGTTGTAAGCATTGATGAGCCGCCGCGCAACGCTATTGCTATACCTGTTTAGGTCGATGGCATTACGGTATAGCGCCTCTGGTGTGCTCATTGTTCAATGCCAAGATCTTCTGGGTTGTAGCCAGAACGGATGCTGACATTAGCGCCGCGGCTCAGTGCACTACCAACAAGTGATGCAAAGGCGTCATAACCATTTTGGCCGTCTTCCATCAATGTGATCTGATCTACCTCATCTGCCTTGCCATCTTTGTACCAAGTGACGCGCACAATGGCTAGGATCTCCGGCGGCAGCACTGAAATGTGATAATCCAGCGTCTGCTTACGCGGGCGCTTGGGCTCAATCATAATCATCGCATCAACCAACCTGTCGGTTATCCAGTCCAGCAGTCGGTAGATCAAGTCCCGCATTAGCGGTCGCCTCAAGCTCCTCATCCACGTTAAAGTCATCGCCCAGCACTTCGCCATCGGCTAGGTTCTGCAGCAGTGTTTCCTGCGTGATGGTGCCAGCGGTGTAAAGCTGCAGCAGGCTTTGCACATCCTGCGGCTCAAGGCGTGAACCAAGGAAATCACGGTTGACAAGGCAGCTGCCAGCTGCTGCTTCATTGCCGAGGTACTGCGCATGAAACTGCAGGCAGTTGTCGATCATGTCTTGCATGTTTTGCGCGATCACCATCATGGTGCTGTCGCCTTGGCTGCGATCAATGCGTTTTGCTTCGGCGGTTTCTGCGCTGAGCTTCTGGCCAAGCACTGCGGACAAGCCGAGTTCATTGATCTGCGCTGCAAGCTGCTCAAGCCGGCGGAATTGATAGTCAAAGCTCTTGCCATCGGGCTCGATGTATTCTGCACGCCCTTCTGCTGGAAATGCAATAGCTTCACCGGGACCAGCTGATACCTCTTCAGCGCTAGATGGAAAGCCGTAGAACGCTAGCATCGGCACTGCAGAGATGTGTAGCTGGTTATCAAGGTCTGATTGGATTTGATATGCCTTAAGATTCAGCTCTGCGATATCTTCCAGCGGCGGTCGTGATT